CTGCTGGACCTCCGCCACCGCTAGGTGATGACCCACCGCCATCGCCTCGACCGCCTCTTTCTCCTCTAGGGCCTGGAGTTTGCCCACCAATACCTCTATCACTTTCTGCACCTGTTCCTGGAGGGCCTCCACTAACAGAGCCACCAGATGTTCTATCTGTTGTACTTGCACCTGTACCTGTACCTGCACCACCTCGTCTACCTCCAGTACCACCTATGGTACTAGCATCAGCTCCTGGTGCTGTTGTATCGCTTCCAAAATTACTATCTCTTAAACCAACCTCACCAGCAACATCTCTCATAGTAGGTCTAGATTCATCAAATGCATAATCTGGGTGTACATCAAATCCTACATTTAACCCCATGTTTCTTCTTTGCATAGTTTTTTGTATGGATTTTTTTAATTTACTTCTTTCAGATACTGACATATCACTTAATGCTTTTTGTCCTATTGCACTATTAAATACTTTTGATCTAGCTTCATCTGACATCATAGCCATAGCACTAGGCGTATTAGCTTTAGAAATTGCACCTAAAGCATTAGCTATTACAGACATTTCACCAAGTTCATTTTGTCCAGTAATAGTATTCATAACACCTGTTGCAAAATCTCCTAGTGGTTCTCCTGTATCTCCGTCAAACCAACCGCCACCAAAATTTATAGCACCTGGCCCTACTTTACCTCTATCCATTCCTTCACCACCGCCACGATCATCTAAAAATGTTACAGGAGTAGGATCAATATCAGGAATTTGAGGATCAGGAATGGTATCATCCTGTCCTCCATCGCCACCAACTGGATCAGGAAATTCAGTAATAGGTGTTGTTAATCCATCGTCTGGATCAGTTGTTGTTTGTTGCCCTTGCTGTACAGATGTTACAGCTGTTCCTGTTGTACTTACTGTTGGAGTATCTACAACATCATACTTTATAATCCATGTATTAGAAGCATCATCATATTCTAAAACTTGTGTATATGGTGGTATTCTTCCTGAAATAGGATCTGGTAAAGGTGGTGTAGCTTGTATAGTCATCTTTTTAAATTAAAGTATCCTCTAGTTTTATTATCTTTGTTGGTTTTGAACTGGTCCTCTAGGCATGCCAATCTCCTGAGAGAAATCAGTTTCCCCTGGCTGCGGTACATTTCCTGTTCCGATGTTGCCACCTCCAGCTCCTGTTGCGTCTGCTGGATTTGCTCCTGGAGGTACTCCTTGAGTGTCTCCCATATTAGTTTGTTGCTGGTCAGAGCCTGTAGTTTGTTGATTTCCATTTGTCATCCCCATTATCTTTGCAAAAATTTGTGCGTTCTCTGGATCATTAATTAATTGATCTGGATCTATATCTAACGATTTTGCAATTTCTCTTAGTATAGAATGCCATCTAACAAATGGGGCTATGTTAGGATTGTTAGCTGTTTGCATGAATGTCATTAATCTTTGTGACCTAACTTCTTTTTGCATTAGAGAAGATGTTCCTCTAGCTTTTATTTCTAAGTCACCTTTTATATTTTCAATATTACTATTAAACTGCATATTCCAAGAGAATAAAGAATCTCCTAATGGTTTAAGTAAATAGTCATCTACGTTTTTAACAACTGTTTTAATACTTAAAGCAGCTGCTCCCATTAACATTGACATACCTGCAGCTGTTCTGGTAGTAGATTGAACACCTGTTGCACCATGTGAATATGATGGTATACCTGTTGATTCATCTGCTAACTGCCTAAACTTATCAAACATTTGTAAATTTTCTGTAGCAGTATTTGGAAACTTTAATCCATTAATCGCAGTTCCTGTAACACCAGACTGCCTTCTAAATATTTTACCAGGATATATTGACATATCTTGTCCTGGTACTAATTGAGTTTCATCAATATCAAAAACTAAATTACCTGCTAGTGCTAAATTATCAATAGCCATTCTTGCATGGCCATTCATTACCATTTGAGCATCTTCCATATTTTCTGGTATACCTACTCCAAAAAATTGATATGGATTTATTTCATATGGACAAATACTATAAGGTATTCTATCAGGAGTAAATGGATTAAATACTAATCTTAATATTTTACCATTACACACCCATGCATTAATTTGAACTTCATCTAATTCTTCTAAATCATCATCAAATTCTAATCCTGCTTCTTCAGCAAGAAGTCTATCCATAGTTCCCCAATACTCATAAACTTCATATCTATTTTTTTGTAAACTATCTACATTTTCTCTATCTAGTAAAGAAGTTTCAAATCCTCTAACTTCATAATTAGCTCCCATCTTTAAACAATCTGCTATAGCATCTTGTCTAAAAAATGGCCTACCAGATAATTCTCTTAACTGTGATCTATTAAATGAATGTCTTTGAATAACATAATCACAATCTTCAATTGATGTAGCATCTGGATCTGGATAGAAATCCCATATACTAACTGCCTCTAACTTAGGAACAGTTTTAATTTTTGGATTATAGCTACTATCACCAGTCTCAGGATCTTTATCCCAACTATGCAATACTTTCTCATCAGTAAATGGTCCTTTTAAAACTCCAGTTCCTAACAAAACCATTTCAAAAAGAACATGTCTTAATATAGTAATTGCAGCAGTTTCTTCTAACTGATCATTTATTAGTTTTTCTAGATTAGCTGCTGCTTCTCTAGCAGGTTCAATCTGAGGTGTTTTAGGAGATTCAGCTGATGCTCCTTCTGCCAAATCAAGATTTTTATATTTTTCTTCTAAACCACGAAGTAAATCAGAACGAGTAGTTCCAGGAGTCATTTCTTTTCCATCTCCTGCAAAACCGTAAAGATCTACTATATTTCCTGCTTCAGCTTCTGCAGTCTCTTCTGTTTGTTCACCGTCACTTTTAACTCTAGCGTATTCTGCTATACCATCTGGAATTGGTGTAGGCTCTACTCCAATTGGAAATTTTCCACTTGAAAATAAAACTTCTATCAATTGTCCAAAAGCAGCTAGTACTTTTGTTTTTGTAATTTTTACAAAAACTCTAGACTTTTCTTTTTCAGTAAATGTCATATCAGAACCATAGATTCCTCTATAGTTACGATACGCTCTTAACCATCTGTTCTCATCAAATAACCTAGAATCTTCTGCTTTAATAAAACGTGTTTTTACTAAACCTTGTAAACTAGAAAAGTCATCAGTATAACTATTATCTTCTGAAGTAGTTGGCTCATCTACGGATATGATTTCATCACCTGATAAATCTACCTTAGCCATTTAATCTCCTACTTTTTAGTAATCTCTTTCATCAGCTAGTGAAAAAATTTTGCCATCCACCGTATTAGTTTTCACTTTTGGTGCATCAACATTTTCTCCACCTACTTCATCAGCAGGAAGGTTCATAGGATCGTTACCAGTTTTTGCACTAGGAACTTCGTCTAAATCACCTTGCTTATATTTTTTCATGATGTCCATGTTATTTCTCCTTATGTTTAGTTTTTGATAGTGACTCTTGTATAAATTTTAAGAGCCATGGATTATCTCGTAAGACAATATGTATTTGGTTAGCCAATGTATTTGTAACAACTTCTTCTTTATCTTCATCTGATAATGGATTAGATTTAGTTGTAAGCCCACCAACGTAACAACACGCATGTAATACTTCATGAATTACTGTATTTAATAAATCGTGTCGTTCTAAATTTGTATTTATTTGTATTTTATTTTCTCTTTGCAAATAATGACCATAGCAATCTGTAAGATTATCTGTTCTAAAATCTGCATCTTTTAATTCAATAGTTAGATCTTGAAATCCAACTCTTAATTTTTTTCCATCTATATCCATTAGTATCCAAACATCCTATCTGCTGGTGTATATTGTTTATTAGAATTAAAACTTGATAAGCCAATTCCGTGTGGATTAATGGGGCGAGACATGCATCCATATCTTAGTGCATCGTAAGCATGATCTTCTGCGTGCGTATCAACATCTTCTGGATTGTTTTTATCGCATGGTAAAAGTGGTAGTGTTCGTATTAAGTTAACACAATTGTTAAAAATAAATAACGATGGTTTAGCTTCATTATTTTTTTCTCTAACAGATAGTCGTTTGTGTATTTCCAGTTTACCGTTGATACGACTTCTTGGTGATCTATCCGATGGTCTCCATCTACATCCTGTGTTGATCATCGTTTCTGCAATACTTGGACCAACATCACCTCTTCGTGCCCAAGTACTTGAATCTAGAACTCCATATCTTATATATTCTTTATGTTCTAAATCTAAAACTTGTTGTGCAAATAAATCTGCTGTAACTTTTTTTGTGTACAATTCTCTATAGATATATAAATTATTATCAAAATCTATAGCAAACCATAATACACAAGCAGGTGAAGAATATCCCCAGTCACATGCTCTAAACTTATGCCAGTTTCTAGGTAGTTCAAATGGTTCTAAAACATGAACCGCTTTGTTAAACTCTGGGAAAGCTGCATCTTCATACGCTCCCCAATCTCCATCTAAAAATTGTTTTCTTTGCACTTCAGGCAAAGAAGCTAGCATAATATAATAATCCTCTGTTTGCATCAGATATGGATTATCTTGTAACTTAGCTGGTATAAATCTTCTTGTTATCTTTTTATTACCAACTGGAGTTTGTATATCAATATCAAACTTTGTATTAGGCACCGCTGGATCTACAAACATTTCTTTTACCCAAGTAGATCCTACATTTCCCGGGTTACCTGTTGCTCTCATAAACACTGGTATATCTGGATCAACTGATCTAAGAGATGATCTTAGAAAGTTATAGATATCAGGAGTTGAATATTGTGGTAACTCATCAATTCCAATCCATGTATAAGACTGACCTTGATATCTAAGTGCGTCAGTAGTGTTTTCAGCATATCCAAATTCTATTTTAGCACCTGATGGAAATCTCCATTCTTTTTCCTGTTCTCTCCATTTAGCTCCAGGAAACGCTTTTGGATACAATTGTTGAGAATGATTTATTAAATCTCTCAACTCAGGCATAGAACGTCTAATCAATAGTGCTCTATGTTTTTGCCTATCACAATATCGTAGTGGATCAATAAGCATTGCATATGACTTACCACCACCTCTTGCTCCACCATAAAATACTTCACGTTCAGATGCTGCTAAGAACTGCGTTTGAGGCCCTTCATTTGGTTTAAAGATTACTTCTTGTTCTTTAACAGCCTCTTTTACATTTGGTGGAACGTTGTCTAGTTCTTCTTCAACAAATATATTTTCTTTATTCTCTAATATATTATCAGCTTTTTGTATAGCTTCTTTTTTATTTTTTAATTTCTTTTGTGCATTATGATAATTATCTTTTGCTTTTTGTACTTGTTTAGCTATATCACTAATGCTAGCCTTTGCTGATCTTTTTGCTTTAGCTACTTTTTTCTTTTTAGGTTTAGGCGGTAGAACATCATTCACTTCTTGATAAGACCTTTCTTAAGCCTGGAGCAGAAATGTATCTGCCTGTTTTTCTTTGCATCCATCCAGCAACTTCTCGATAGGAACAACTTTTAATATAATTTTTTGCCTGTTCTATAGCTTCAAGTTCTTCTGGAATTGGCTCTAATACTTTATCATCCTCTTCATTAACTTTATAGCCAAAAGGAATTGTTCTTGATACTCTTTTTTTAAGTCCTAGTGTCATGCTTCTTTTGGTGGTAGTATAAATATCCCATGTGCAACTTTTGCATTAATATCTATTTTTTCTTTTTTAACTAGTCCCACTCTATCTAATACTTGTTTAGCTGCTTCCATTCTAATATTAGCGCCAGGTATAGATCCATCATCATCAATTGCATTGGCCATGCTGATTGCAGCTTTGGGTGAATGTGCTGCTAATACCATTTCGGCACGTTCTATGATTTGGTCTTTTAAACCTTGTACCACTTTTGGATATGAGGTGGGAGCATAGCCAGCAATTTCAGCTGCTGTTCTTGGTTCACCATTAGCCTCACCAAATAAAGCAGATAGAAATAGTTTTTGCTTTTCAGTTAATTCTGTTGTTTCTTTTTTGTCTAAGAGCATACTGCAATAAGAACTAATGCTACAACACAAATAGCTAGTGCAGCTTGCTTATGCCTTGGCATAGCTATTATCTTATCTTTTATCCAATTAATTTTTTCCATATTATCTCCTTTAGCAATTCCATGCTCTTAATGATTTATTAATTCTACTATTAGGGTCATTAGCTGTTTTTTTAGAAGTTAACTTTTTCTTCATACCCTTCATTCTTGCACAAAAAGAGGCTCGTCTTTTATTGCCTACTTTTTTACTAGGTGCTTTAAGATTACGTTTCTTTCCTGTTTTAGTTTTTCCTTTATTGTAAGACGCACGACCTTTAGCATTTAATCCCCCTTTAGGATTTTTACCTTCTTTCCTTTGCCATGCTGGTGTCTTTGCCATACATTACGCCTTTTTCTTTTTTTTCTTTTTCTTTTTAAGGTCTTTAAAATGTACTAGAGGTTTACTATTTTTACTATGAGTTTTGCCTGTATGTAATTTACCATTAGGCATTTTGTGCGTAGCACCTTTCCACTCTTTACCATCTTTTGTATAATGCTTTACACCTTTCATTATGATACCTTTCTATACTTTCTTACTTTATTTGCAATACTTTTTGGTTGTTTAGAAACTTGTTTACCTTTTGCTTTAGCCTTTCGTTTTGCTTTTGTGGTCGCG